TGGTTTTGCTATCGCACCACCTAGTGCCAACATGGATTCTATACTTCTAAAGAAAAACCCATTAGTTGCCTCATAAAAGACATAACCAGCATTGTTATATGAACCTGATATGGCATTCTGTCCCATTAACTTAATGGCGTCAAATGGTTTTAGATTTGGTATTACAAACTTGGTGTTTGTTTTAGTAGGCTCAAATATAAATCTCTTTTTACTATTTAATCCATCTCTACTGTGCAAATATGTTTTGTACGCCCTCCTCAATTGGTCCTGCGTACGCCTGACTTATTCTATTAAATGAGTTGAAATACATCTCTTTCGAACAGAAAAATATCTGATAGTATTGAGCTCTTGGATTTGTTTTGTCTTGTTGAGCACCTTCTATTTTGTATATGTGATAAGGGTGTCCTTCATCTCTTACAGCGTTCACGCCAGGTAAACCTGGTGTATTAAACGATAGTTCTAGTTTTCTAAACCTGTAATTGGTAATACTGATCTCACGTCTTGTGAGTCATAGACTAATATTGAAACCGTGTATAAAACCAGAAAATATATCTTCGGTAAGTTCTATGTTTGTAGTAATCTGCTTAATGTCCATCTCATACATTCTGCCTTCACTATCATTTTTACGATAAGATAGTATTTTTATGGAATTAAGGTTATAATCACCAGCTTGTGATATTATATTGGGGTTATCTGAAATATCTGACATTATTCATTACCTTCTTACCAGTTTATTAAATTCTTGTTCAAATGTTGGTAAGTAAGCAGGATCAAGGAGTTTAATTTGTCTTTTTTCTTCTTGTAATCTTCTTTCATATTCATAATTTGTTACTGCTTCAGCGTCTGTAGCGTCACTGTTCACCTCAATTTTGTGTGAGTAATCTTCAGGACCATTTGATGTAGTTCTACCACTCGATTGTGTTACTTCATAGTGATGTACAGTACCTGGATTTGAGTATTTGTTTTTTACTATATACTTCAAAGTCGTAATCACTTAATGGCCAACCATAGTATCTATCTGTAATATCATTCATCAATAGTATCAACCAATGATATTTTGGATCACCATAGATTTTATATGCTATTTGTTCTGGTGTTTCACCATTTCTAATATCATAAGTGTCTAATAATGATACATTGTTTTTTATAGCACTTTTTATCTTAACTCGTCTTAATATATCTGTTACAAGTTTATAGTTCTTATCACCTGATATATCGTATGCTAATTTTGGAAACTTTGTAAAAACATAATTAAAATCCTTCGTAAATTTGATCTTTAGTGATAAATGTTGTTTCTTCAAATGTCAATGTAATTTTAGTTGACACTGGAGCAGCACCTTTTTCATCTGGTTTAAATGTACTAAATTGTTCATCAGGACCGTAACTTACATCCATACCTTTTAAAACACATCTTGCTATCTTATTTAAATATGAGTTTGCTTGTCCTAAATGAGCATAATGTATTTCAAATTCACTAGGTACTTTAAACAATCTACCACCAGCTCCTTTGTCTAATCTAGGATGCATATGATATTTAAATAAAAATATAATATTTTGTACCGCTGTCATTTCTTCTTTGTTTCTAGGATAGAAATCAAAACTATAATCAAATGATCTAAAGTTTGGCTTTTCAAAAAACTGTTCTTCGTGTGGGTTAATAGCAATACCAAATGCCTTACTCGTTAACTGTCCTGGTGATCCAATTTCTAATGATTCACCTATACCATCTATAGTTTTTTACCTATATCAATACCAGCTCCAGCAGCACCTTGAATAATTGCTTTAACTGAGTCAGCTGTACTTTCTGCTGATTTAGCTTTACCTAAAGCAGTTGCTATAGTTCCTGATAAATTTGTTTCTTTAGCTCCCGTATATGACATACCATAACTTACTTTAACTCCTGGTGGCATATACAATGCTATAGCAGCAGTTGTTTGAGAGTGAGATGGAAATTCTGATAATACTGAATTTTCTGATTTTAAAGGTTTAATTGTATTTTGATTACTATCTTTTAGTTGTCTAAAGTTTTGTACTGTTGGTGAACCTTCGTCAAAATCACCTGAAGCAGAACCTAAATTTAAACTGTTACCCATTTTACCAGCCACCATTAAATCTTCGGTAGCACTATCAAACTTATTAGAAATAGCGTAAAATAGTATATAATGACCTAATTCGTTTTGTGTTAAATCTAATGGGTATTGTATGTAACTAAATTGTAAAGGATCAGCATCTATTTTCTCTTTAGTACCAAAATCTGTTTCTAATGGCGACTTCTTTAGTAATTCAGCTGCCACCTTTGCTTGATTGCCTGATATAGATGGTCCAAAACCTGATGTAAAACCACTAACACCATTAATAGCCTTATTAACAAAACCAGTTGCCATACCTTTTAAATGTGAGGATGCTCTTTTTAACATGTGATAAATAACCTTTGTATAGTAATATTTATAATGAAAAAAAGACAATTATGTCTTATAAATATTAATAACGCCGTTCGAGATACTGATATATCCAACGGCCCTAATACTGTAAAGGAGTATCAGCAATGTCTATTTATCTGTGCCAAAATGACCTATGTAATAACGAGGTTCAGTCGTCCAAATATAAAAGTGGTAATTACTATGTTCCTAAATCTTGTTCTAATACTTGTCGTCAAATATTAAGAGAACAGAATATTGATCAGGATGCCAAAAGGGTCAAGTGTAGAGAATATCAAAAAAAACGTTGGCCTAAATTTAAAAAATCAGACAAATACAAATCCTATATTGATGGCGTAAAACAAGTAATTAAAACATCACTTCACAATCCAAAGACTAAAGAAAAAGCGGCAAACAATCACCGTTTAACAATATCAAAAATGAGTGATGATAAAAGGTTGATGACCTTTAGTAGATATTATACAATGGAAGAATACGCTATAAATAGGTTAAACGAGAAAGGTGCTAAGCACCTAATTGAAAATTGGAGTATGTCAATGAGATATAAAAAAGAAAATAGAGGCATGTTTAATCCAAAGAACCCAGAAAAGTATGCCGGTGACCCCAAGAGAATAGTTTATCGTTCCTCGTGGGAGAAGAAATTTTGTATTTACTGCGACACCAATTCAGATATAATCCATTGGGCAAGTGAAGAATTGGCGATACCTTACATTAATCCTATTGATAGAAAGAGGCACCGTTACTATCCTGACTTTATCATAAAAACCTCAAAAGGCAAGCGATATATGATAGAGATAAAACCAGCCGCTCAAACTAAAAAACCTAAACCTAGAACAAAGAAGTCGAGATCATTTATGAGAGAGAGTTTAGAGTATATCAAAAAATGTAGCTAAATGGCAAGCCGCTGATGTGTACTGTAATGATAATGATTTGGAGTTTAAAATCTTTACTGAAAAGAATTAGGTATCTATTAAAAATTTGAAGCGTTTGCTTGTCTATCGAAATAACTATCACCTGAACTTGTATTAATAGGAGTAAACATACTTGTATTATTTACTTTTGTTTCACTAGATGTAGGTTGATTATTAACTACTGTTGTTGTAGTATTACTTGATGATGTGCCTTCACCTTTTAAATCTTTTTTAATAGTATCTGGTTTCTTAAATTTATCTTGTTTAGATCCTGTAATACCTTCTATATCACCAGTTGCGCCTTGCATAATTTTTGTGTCAGGTTTTTCAGTTGTCACCATATCTTTTTAACTATAACATAGTTACCTGATTTATTATCTTTTGCAACTTTAACTTGGTCTCCTATTATTTTAGCGATCCTCTTTGCCTTCTGTGGTTTGCTAGTTTCAAAATTTTCACCGTTATATTGGAATACGCCGTCTTGAAAATTATATTTACCGCCAATAGTTTCTTTACCTGATTTATTATCTTGAGCCACTTTTTCTGCGATACCGGCGTCACCTGTATTAGCTGGCATTAAAGGTTTTTCTATTATAACTTTAGCTTTAGGTGAACTTGTATCTCCATAATCTCCATAATCCATTTCACCCTCCAAGCCTTGATATTTGCCTGTACCATCTTTTTTATCTTTCTTTTCTTTTTTCTCCTGTGATTTATCATCTAAACCTAACAGTTTACCTATGGTACTATTTTTAAACCAATCTACTAGTGCGTTTAAACCTTTTTTAAGCAAATATAGTCCGGCTACTACCGTAGTTACTATGCCTGCGAATGCTAACATAGGTATTATTATTGGTAATAATGGTGTTATGATACCTAGTAACAAGGCCATTCCTGCTAGAAAAATTCTTTTAACAAACTTTAGCAATCCTAGAGAGGCCATTTTTATTGATTTACCAAATGATTTAAGCCCGCCACCTATACTTGTCATTGTTTTACTAAAACTTTTTTTAACTGAATTAAATGATTCAGATAATCCACCTATAAACTTAGCAGTAGATTTAATTCCTGATACTAATAAACCAAATGTTTTTTGAAATTGTCTAGCTATATCAATGATTGGCGCAAAAGCAGCTACTAAAAAACTAGGAGCGTTATCTTCTAAAGATCGTTCAAATCTATCTAAAAGATTGACAGCTAAACCACCTTTACCTGAATATAACTTTTTTAATTCCTCTGTGTTTTTGATTTCGTCTTGGTTGTTTTGAAAGTTTTTTAGTAAGTTTGCCTTTTTTGATTTAGATAATGTATCTTCACCTGATTGAAATCTTCTTATTTGATCTAAATAGTCTTTTTCTTTATCTTTTAAGTCTTTTTCTTTTGCTAAAAGTTTCTTTCTTTTTTCAAATAATTGTTGATCTGTTAAAATTGTAGCTCTAACTTCTAAATTGTTATTTTTTTATTAACAAACAATTCTTTTTCAGCAAATATATTCTTTTCTCTTAATCCTTGTATTTTCTCATCTGTATCTGCAAATTGGTCTGTTAAACTTTTAAATACTTTTTCTGTATCTCTAAATCCCTCACCTAAATCGCCTATACTCACATCAAAGTTCTTTAAAAAAGTCTTTAAGTTACCATAAGCCGTTTGTATTTTCTGATTACTACCTGTCAGTAATGCTTTTTGAAAAGATTCAGCTGTTTTTGACAAAGATTTAGTAACATCAGGCACAACAGATTTTAAAATACCAGCAAATTTATTTGCAAGTTCTTCAGTTTGTTGTTCCGCTAAATCTTGTACTGTAGCTACTATTGCCATTATTTTTTACCTTTACTTGAACCTGAACCTGTGTATAGACCGAACCATGCGGCACCAGCACCAACTACGATTGATACTAAGCCTGATTGTTCCATAGTAGGTGTTGGCATGTTCATATACCAAACTATTACTTGATATAGTAACACCATATATACTGATATGAATATTCTAGGGAATATTCTCCAAGCGTCTACCGCTCTAGCCAGATGAATTAATTTAGCATATGGATTCGGTCCTAAGTCTTTTACAGAAGTATCAACCTCTAATTCTACAGTAACCTTTTTAGTCACCGTATTTTCTTTAGATACCGGTTTTACTGTGTTTTCTGTGTTTTCTTTTACTATTACTGGTTCCATTACTTTTGTGTCTCTCTCTGTCTTTTTTCGTTTTCTTCTTTAATATAACTTGTAAGTAAATTAACATAAATGTCACGTTCCCACGGCATTAATGATTCAATCTCTCTCAAGCTATATTTATGATGTTGCATCAGAGCAAAATTAGTTTCGAAGTAGGCCTCTAGGCTGTTATGGGAGAGGCTGATCCGAAAAAATCTTGTACACCTGATAGTGTCACTTTACTCTTAACTTTCGTTTTAGGATTTTCTATTTCCAATTCGTGTGTTAATTTTGGTATTGTTTCGAAAAATTGTTTAAGTTTTTCAAAGTTTGATTGTGATAGATTTTCTAAAAACTCTTTTAACTCTTCCGCACTACTGTCTGTGGAATGATAGACTTTTTTCACCCTCAAAAATGTGGTCAATACAACCAACAAGAACAGAAAACAACGTTTCTGTATTTGCTTTAACATCTTCGCCAGCCTTTAATGAAATACTATCTATTGTAGGATATTTAAATATAATACCTAAGTTTTTTGTTCGTCAATCATTATTTTATTAGTATGACTATCATCTACTTGAACCTCAACTTTACTTAAATCAATTGAGATGTCAGCATATGTTTCGTTGTCATCTGGACATAAAATCTTTATCTTTGCTATTTCACCTACTGACTTAGCTCTTATTTGTAAAAACAAATATTCTAAATCAAAAATAGGCAGTTTACTTGCGTCAACTTTCTTAAATGTACAAGCGTCAACTATATCTTTAATTGCTTGCACCAATTCTTTTTGGCCACCTGTTTCAGCAGCTATTAAAAGTATCTTTTCCTCTTTTACTAAAAATGGTCGATACTTAACTTTTATATCTTGCGATGGTAAAGTCAACTCATATGTAGGTACCTCTACTTTAGGTAATGTCATTATATCTCCTTATTACTATTACTATATTAATTATAAAAATGGTGGAAAAACTTTTCCGCCAAATACTCGACCAATAGGCAAATTTCTTTTCGCCGTATTGACCACTTGTGCACCTGCTCTTTTCAATTCAGGTGGTAATCTATTTAGTATGCCTCCAAATATCCCTCCAAAACCAGGTGATGGTTTGATTTTAGGCAAAGTACCAAATGATTTGCCAACTGTAAAATTGTTTACTTGGTCAATACCTAAGTTTCTCCAATTTCTGTAATTCAGTGTAATTGGTAATTTTACTATGTCATTCACAGAACCATAACTATAATCGTAACTACCAATTGTTTGTGGATAACATTCATATAATCTAACCATATATGTAACTCTATCTCTATCATTCTCGGCTTCAAATGAACCTAATTGCATAATATCAACTGAGCCTGTATATTCTTCATAATAATTCATATTGTGTGAGTTTATATCAAAAATCATTTTCTGCCAAGTTTCAAAAAACATTCTTTGTCTTAAAAACTTGTCGCCATAAACCGATAATTGTACTTCTCCTGGAAAATTGTAACCCGTTGGCATTTTTCTTTTTGGTCCATAAGTGATACTATCTGCTGTTGTAACACTTCTTGCCGGCATTTCAATACTTTCACACATCATACCAACAGTTCTTGCCAATTCTTGGCCGCCTATGTCATTTATACCTTGTTTCGCTACGGCTCTTGCTTCTATTTCTTCGTTATCTGATCCTTCACTGTTGTTACCTAAAACTATGTTATTTGGCATATTAAATCTAACCAGATAACGAGTAGGTCTAGCCATACCCTCACCTTGACCAATATTAGCCATAAATCGGCCTATTGTGCTTTCACTAGCACCAATACTTTTACCTGGAAGTTCAGCAGCTCTTTTAAAATACCACCTGTTGTCAAAGTGTTATCTCTAGG